TCTTAGAGCTTTAGCGCTTGCTATTAGAGAGCGAGGCGAAGACGAAGGAGAATTAAGTTCTGAAGTTCAAAGTGCTTACGAGAAGTCTTTAGGAGACTCTATAGCATACGAACAAAACCACAAGTGGCAAGGTCAAGGTGGCGGTGACTGGGTTGTTTATGGAGATTTTTAATTTATGAGTAGTCAACTACAGTCTCTAGTATTACGAGCGCCTGGAATGTACGGGCTTAACTTTGAAGGTGAAACTTATCAAGAATCACCCATCTTTGCAGAAGTTGCAGAAAACATTGCTTACGACTCTGCAGGAAGGTTAACAAACAGAAAAGGATTTGACGGGCTTACTAACGGACATGCTAACGCATTAGGCTACGAAGACGTTGCAGACAACCCAATAACAACTGTTACAACTGCAGGACTTACAGGTCGTCTTACAATAGCAGATACAAGTCACGGACAAGTTACAGGAGATTTTGTAACAATTAGCGGAGCTGCAACTACCAACGGTATTACAGCAGCTCAGATTAATACTAGATTTGCGCTTACAAAAATAGATGCAAATAGTTATTACGTTTTTACAGCGGGAACAGCTACTTCTGCTTCTACAGCAGGAGGCACTGCAGTAAAAGTTAAATACGAGCCTAAAGTAGATACTTTGTTTATGTACAACTACTCAGGTGGACAAAGACTACTGTCTACTTGCGCTCACGGCGGAAACAACATATACGAAGATACAGCGTCTTTTGACAACTTTACAGCAGTTAAAGGAAGTTTAACTATAGCAAACACTAGACCCCAGTTTGTTAATTTTAACGACGATGTTATTGCCACTAACGAAGGGTCTGCTTTAATTATAAAAAGCGGTACAGGCAACTTTGCTGCTGTCCCAGCAACCAGTGGAAGCGTCCCTACAGGGCGACTAATTCACAGTGCTTTTGGTAGAGTTTGGGCGCAGAAGTCTCACACAGGAGCAAGCCAAAATATAATTGCTTACAGTACATTTTTAGAAGAAGATAAATGGGGAGGTTCTGGAGGAGAGATAACTGTATTAGGGACTTTCTCTGCCGTTAAAGACGGCTTTGACGAACTAATTGCTATATCATCCTTTGATAAGTATTTAGTTGCGTTTCTCCGAAACAGCATTATTATTTATAATAGCCCAGATGCTCCTGGTAGTTTAGGTATACAACAAGTAATACAAGGTGTAGGGTGTATTGCTAGAGATAGCATACAGCAAATAGGACAGGATTTATATTTTCTATCTGCAACAGGTATACGCTCACTAAGGCAAGTTATATACACAGGTGATAGAGCAGACTTAACAGAAATTTCTACTTTAGTTAGACGAGAGTTTTTAACAGACGTAGCAGCAAGCGAGTCTGCGTTAATCAATGTTCGCTCTAGCTACGACCCCGAAGAGGGTCAATACTGGATTAAAGCTCCTGGTGGGAATATTTGGGTGTTTGATATGCACTCGTTAGATCAAAACGTACCAATCAGGGTTACAAAATATGTAGCTACTGGTTGGGATAGTTTTGCTTATTTTGAAGGTGACACATACATAGGCTCAAGAGGCCTAATAGGAAAATACAGTGGTTATACAGACGATAGTCCTACAGATAGTACCTCATATACTTGCACTTGGCGTAGCAATCCTGCAGATTTAGGTACATCTAAATTAAAATTTCTTAAAAGATTGACTGCTACTATAGAAGGCTCTAACGCAGACGTTGTAACAGTTACTTACGCCTTTTCAGAAGGCGGTTCTGGGGAAGTTCCTTTTACCCTATCTTTAAATAATGCGTTTAATAGACAATCTGGTTTGACTGTAGGAACCCCTGCTGAGTGGGGAGTAGCTAATTGGAACGTAGACGAGTGGGGAGGCGGTACTGCCCTAGCGTATAATTTAGGAGCTTCTGTCTCACAATCAGGCAGGACATTTAAAATCGGAGTCAGATTTATTTCAAACGGCTTCCAAATTGCTGTAGAGCAATTATCTTTATTTATGAAATTAGGGCGAGAGGGTAGATAACCATTATGAGCAATTATACTAGAACACAAAACTTTACGGCTAAAGACAGTCTTGCAACAGGTGATGCAGAGAAAGTCATTACCGGAGCAGACGTAGACGGAGAGTTTAATGCTATTGCTACGGCAATAACGTCAAAAGAAGATACAGGGCTTATTCCATCAGGAACAGTCATGTTGTTTGTTCAAACTGCAGCCCCTACGGGCTTTACTAAAGTCACTACCCACAACGATAAGTCTCTTAGGGTAGTCTCTGGTTCTGTAGGCACAGGAGGCAGCGTAGCGTTTACTACGGCGTTTGCTTCTAATAGGACTGCCACGGGTACGACTGGAGGCACTGCGGTCAGTGTAAGCGGTACAGTTGGCTCTCACACGCTATCAACAGGAGAGTTGCCAGCGCATAATCACACATTTAGTATAGGCCAGTTTGTAGGCTCTGATGATGGGCAGTCTAACGGCAGTGGTAGAATTATTATGGCAAATAGAAACTTTGCGTCTGGTGGTGGGGCTGCTGACGTTACTATAGGCAATACGGGAGGAGCTGGAGGCCATACGCATCCTGTAGGTTCACTTGCTGGTGCTTCACACACGCACTCGTTTACTAGTAGTAATATGGCTTTTGACGTAAATTATGTAGATGTAATTATAGCAACAAAAGATTAAAACTTATGAAATTAGAAGTAAAAGACAACTGCCCACTAAACAACTTTGAGCCTTGTAAAAAGTTTGATTGCGGGTGGTTTATGCAATTACGAGGTAACGATCCCCAAACAGGGGAAGAATTAGATAATTGGGTATGTTCGGTAGCGATGCTACCGTTACTTCTAATAGAGAACTCACAACAAACTAGACAAACGGGGGCTGCAATAGAAAGCTTTCGGAACGAGATGGTAAAAGACAACGCTACTTCTCAAAAGTTATTTTTAGCAACAGCAAAACAGAAACTTAAAAACGTATTGTAACGGAGACAAAAGATGTTTAATTTAGGGCAATTTGAAAAACTAGGGCGCAACGAAGACGACACGATAGCTCACGTTGCAACAGGAGAAATGGTAATTCGTCCTGAGTTACTAGGCGGCGCTTTGACCAATCAGATTAAAAGCAAAATGGAAGGCATGGGGTTTGACCCTGCTAAATACACTGTAGGCAACAGTGCTAACTCTATTAACCCCAATACTATGCAACCTGAGTTTGGTTTTTTTGAAGATATGTTTGGTAGTTCAGGTTCGGGAAAAGAATTAAAAAAATTAGAAAACGAGTTTCTTCCTCAAATACAAGATTCACAGTACGCTACTCCTGGTTTTAGTGGGCCATACGGAGATTACTCTATTGACAAAGGCGGAATTTCTTTAACTCCTTCTGAGCAAGCTACAGCTACAAGCAACATGTTTCAGAATCTACTTCCAGGATTACAAAGTCAAGCAGCAGATAATCCATATGGAAAACAGTTAATGGGAGCTTATCAAGCTCCTACTATGGATAGACAACAACTTCAGAACTTGTTTATGTCTGGGTTGCAGCCTCAATTTGAATCTCTTAATAGACAAGCTGATTCAGAGTTAAGTCAAAAATTTGGATCAAGTGGTTTAAATACTGGTTCTGCTAGTGCCATGCAGAACATCCTTAATCAACGAGATTTAGGTAAACAACAGTTAACAATGAACGCTTACGGAGGCGCACAAAAATCTTACTTAGATGAAATAACTTCTTTACAGAATATGTTAGGGTCTTCTCTTGGATATCAAACGCAATCTCTAGGTAATCTGTCAGGCGCAGCACAGAATCAATTTACTCCTTATGCTGGTTTAGACGCTAACTTAGCTAATATTCTACAGTACGGACAAAATCAAACTAACTTTGATGTAGGTAAAATAGGTTCTGCTATTGATTTACGGAATCAATATGCCCAATACAAAACAAATCCAAAACAAGGGTTCTTTCAATCTACAGTATTGCCAACTGTTGCTGCTTTTACAGGCGCCAATGTAAGTATGCCAAGCGGAAATGCTAATACTGGCACAGCTACTACATCTTCTCAAGCAACAAACGCAATGTTTGGAGGGGGAGGCACTAGTGCTTCGTCCCTCTATCAACCTAAATTAATGCAACCTCAAAATACTGAATATACTGGCGGTATGTATTTCTAAACTTCTTAAGGAGAATTAACAATGGCTAACATGTTTGGATTTACACCCGTAACAGACTATACAAGACAAGCAGACCTTGGCTTTAAAATGAGCCAAGACACAGCTACTAAAACTAAAAAAGCTATGCAAAATATTTCTGGAATAGTAATAGAAAAGCGCATAGCAAAACAGTATCCAGATGCGCCTTATGGCGAAGAAGCTTTAAAAGCTAGGGTACAAGCTTATGCAGGTATCGACCCAGAAAGGTCGCAACAAGCTCAAAAGATGTTGCAATCTACCTACGACAGAAGTGTGCAACAATCTAAAATTTCTTTAGACAAAACAAAATTTGGTTACAACGTAGCAAAAGACGAACGAGATTTTTCGTATACTGCACAAAAAGACACAGACAAACTTGCATTTGATGAGGGAAAAGAAGAGCGTTTAGGAAGAGAATTTAAGATAAAACAAAAATTAGAAGAAGAAAAACTTTTTAATAAAGGTGAAGAAATAGGTATAAAAGAAGCTGAATTTAGCGCAAGCGAAGCAGAAAAAAGGCGAGTAGACGCAGCGCAAAAAGTTACTGCAGATTTAAACCAAGCAAAGTTTCTAGAAGCAGTGAGAGCAAAAGGCGTTGAGGAAGGTTACACCGAACAAAGACTAAGTTTTGAACAAAAAAAACTTGAGAATGACATAGCCAACGGAAGTATTGTTTATGATCCAGACACTGGACAGTGGTTTGATAAAAGAACTAGAAAAGTAATTGATATTGAAGGGAATGCTTCTACAGCCGAGCCTTTTGAGCGTTTGCCTGTAGTAGGAACAAATTTAAGCTTTACCGATGCGTTAACTAACGCCAATGACAACTTAGCTCGAGCAGATCAACAGGTTTTAAGCTCAACTAGGTCAGGCAACTCTAACAACATAGCTCAAGCTGAAGCAAGTCAAGAAATAAGCAAAAGAAATCTTGCTACAGTTAAAGAAAGTATAAAAGAAGTTAAAGCTTCGTATCAACCTGTTGTAACCGCGTTTCAACCAATATTAGACGCCGTTAAAAAAGGTAACTTTGAATTAAAAAAAGTTAGAGCTTCAGAC